ACTATCCACGTACAAGGTAACGCAAAGTTGTTCCGCACGTTCTGCGAGGAACACCCCCGCGCAGTTAACGATGAACTTAAATCCAAGATATATAAGATGGCGCGAAACGCTGTCAAATTAGAAGACAAATTTATTGACCTTGCGTTTGATGGTAATGATGTACAGGGACTAACCAAACAAGAAGTCCGCGACTACATTAGACACATTGCAGATAGACGATTGCTTCAGTTGGGACTGAAGCCTAAATTTAATCAAAAAGACAATCCTCTACCGTGGTTAGACTGGGTACTAAACGGTGCATCACACGACAACTTCTTTGAGAAACGTGTTACCGAATACTCAGTTGCTGGAATGGAAGGCGACGACTTCGGTTGGGAGGAATTGGAAACTGAGGTTGCATGATGGAACAAGATTACATAATTGAATGTCCGATATGTGATATGACCACGGTTATTCGTGTACAGTACGCAAGTCTGTACGAAGACGAAGTTCCGTGTTATTGTCCCATGTGTGGTGCAGATGCTGAGGCGGAAGAATCGGATTAATAGTGATATGAATTTAAAACAAGTTATACATTCCGTACCAGACTGGCCGGAGGAAGGGATAAACTTCGTAGACGTAACCAGTCTCCTACAGAACCCGCAGGCATTTCAGCAGAGTGTCCGTACCCTTGTAAACCATATGGAAGGTAAGGGTTATACGGACATCGTCGCACCGGATGCGCGTGGGTTTCTGTGGGGTGCGCCTGTTGCATTGTACTTGGGGATACCTCTACATATTGTGCGCAAACCTAACAAGTTACCCCCACCCGTAAAGTCTCGTGAATACAAATGCGAGTATGCGTCACGAACACTTGAAATCAAAACAACTGCGCCACTTAATAAGAACAGTCAAGTGTGTATCATTGATGATGTGAGTGCGACAGGTGGGACGGCACTTGCCATCGCAGAGTTGTTACAGACATTCGATGTCACGCAGATCTCATATGGTTGCGTCATTGACCTTGCATTCTTGGGCGGTACAGAGAAGTTACGTGGTCAACAGATCAAAACATACAGTGTGGTCAACTACGATGAGTAGTATTATACTAGTCGCACTTGAACTAGAAACTCCTAAGATGTCATCTTGGAAGAATGTTTACTTCACTGGAGTTGGTAAAGTCAATGCGGCGATGACTGCTGCAGAGATGATCGAACGACACAAACCAGATGTTGTATGGAACTTCGGTACCGCTGGCGGTATCACTGTTGATAACGGACTACATCGAGTCACACAGTTCGTGCAACGCGACATGGTATGTGGTGGTATCGGTTGTGACCCCGGCCAGACTCCATTCGAACAGGGCATCATCCTTGGTGAGGGTGATGGTCTAACATGCAGTACTGGAGACAATTTCGTTTCCGACCCAAACCTAGAGATCCCTGCTGACCTCGTGGACATGGAAGCATATGCAATCGCCAAGGTCTGCGAACGTGCCGGTGTAGAATTCCGTTGCTACAAATACGTCAGTGATCAGGCAGACGGAGACGCATCTGCTGAGTGGTCGAAGACCGTCGCAAACGGAGAACCCTACTTCATAAGGACTTATAGTACCTATAGATAGGTGCATGACATGGTTGTATGAAGACAAGATATTCGAACCCGAAGAGACCTTCCTAGAAGACTACCAAGGGTTCGTCTACCAAATCACCGAACTGGACACTGGTATGAAATATATCGGTAAGAAGTTCTTTTGGAAACCCAAGACACTTCCTGTCACCAAGACCCGCAAACGCCGTGTCAAGACGCGCGTCCAATCTGACTGGCCCAAGTACTACGGGTCGAGTCAAGACCTCAAAGAAGCCGTCGCATCCCGTGGCGCAGACAACTACAAACGCGAAGTCCTCAAACTCTGTCGCACCAAGGGAGAGTGTTCCTACTATGAGGCAAAACTCCAATTCGAGCACGACGTGCTCCTACGTGACGACTATTACAACGCATTCATCGGTTGTAAGATCCACGCGAAACATTTGCCAGAAATGTGATAAATTACCACAAATAACTCTTGCGTCTTTTCGAAACATGTACTATAATGGTTACATAAAGTTGAGATAGAGAGAGAAAAGACATGGCACGAATTATTTACCAAGATTCATTTGACCGCGAAGAGATGGAATCATCAGACATTGGTTTCAACCAAGCGCTTCGAATTATCAAAGGTTTCATGGGTACTGAAGATACTCTTGATGCTCTCCAAGGTTTTGAGAAGCGTTACGAGAAAGCAGAACGTGATGCCTACGAGTCTGAAGACTATGGTTTTGATCATGAGTGGAAATACGAGATCTACTCTTACAACCTTCTGGTCGAAGGTTTCGGTAAACTGTTTGCGCCTAAGGAGGCATAATATGGATTCGGTAGTAGGTAACCTTTATAATGAGTTGATGTGCCTCTGTGAGGTGCGTGGGGAGTTGTCTCCCGAAGACAACGCACGTGTCGAGGATCGTATCCTCACGCTTCAACTTCAAATCGAGAAACTGGAGAAATCCAGTTTGTGACTAATTACCTAAAATAAGTCACGTTTAAGTGTTGACATATGTTTCCAAAAGAAGTATAATGGCTACATAAATTAATGAGAAGAGAGATTTGATTATGACTACTAACTATATTGCAATGCGTTCTAACCCAGACCTAGTTGAATTCCGTAACTATGTGTTGTCCTTTTATGCCTATGACGGTTTGTACCCTGTAGAGGGTTTGTCAGTGTCTATCGTTGAACGTGCAATCATGAAGTATCTCGAAATCTGTTCTAGTACTACGCGGCACGAGACTTGGGGTCATGGTGACTCTCTTGATCGTGAACGTGTTCGTGACATTATCATCGATACGTCTTCTCAAAAATTGAAAGTAAAGGAGTCAGTGTAATGAGTTTCAATACTAACCCTGCGAATGCAGTTACTTACATCACCGATCCTTCAGCGTCATTCCTGAAGGTTCCCGTTCGTGTCATCAACAACCTGAATGTTCCGGTTCATAAGATATCGGAGAACTCTTTCTTCAACGATGACTTCTTCTGGTTAGAAATAGAAAATGATTCTATGGTGTATTATGATGCCCTTGATGCGAAGTGTTTGATGGACCCCATCACATACACTCAGACTCTTACTGAGTTGGCACACTTTCGACTCTACCCTAGATTCTCACCTAAGTCGGAGTTTGCGGCATGAGACCTGAAATGGAATTGTTGGAGAGTATGCTCCAGAATCACGATTGGACCTATCACTTCAGTGATGACCATCGTGCATACATTAAGGGGAGAGATGAGTCTCAAAAGATTCGTGTTATGATGGGTCGTCTCAAGAAGATGGGACTCGAAGATGAGTCGGTAAAACTCTACCACAAATACCGCCCAGATTATTTGTAATTTATTTTAAAAACGCCTTGACAAGTAATCAAAACATATGATACAATAGCTACTCAATTGAATAAGGAATCTATATTATGTCTTTTATGAACAATGTATTGCAAATCGAAACGTCTGCCGCAGTAGGTGGATGTCCTTGGGGTATCGGAACTGAGGTGTCTAGTGACATGACTCCGATACAAATGATGGAAAAAGCTGGTGTAAACTGGGAAGTTGAGAAGGTTCCTACGTATGCAGCGAAAGAGGGTGTCGATCTGATCCCTACAGGCATGGAAGCACTCGTGCGTTCATCTGACAATAAAGTATTGACCCAAGTTGGTGGTAACTGGGAACCTTGTCAGAACGAAGAAGCGTTCACCTTCTTTAACGAGTACTGTGCCGCTGGTGACATGGAGATGAACTCTGCGGGTTCACTCAAAGAAGGTAAGTTCGTCTACGCACTCGCGAAGATCAAGGAGTCGTTTGACGTGTTGAAGGGTGATCAAGTTGATTCATACCTTCTGTTCTCTAACCCACACGAGTACGGTAAGTCTATTGACATCCGATTCACACCGATTCGTGTGACTTGCATGAACACTCTGACACTTGCACTCAAGGGTTCTGCAAACAACGGAATCAAAGTGAACCATCGACGTGCGTTTGACCCACAGATGGTCAAGCAACACTTGGGTCTCGCACACGAGAAGTTTGACCAGTACAAAGAGATGGCGCAGTTCCTGTCTTCGCGTCAGTTCTCTTCTGAGACACTGATCAACTACTACAACACTTTGTTCCCATCACAGGCACCTGCCGATGAAGTGCGTGAGTACAAAGATCTCGCACCTAACGCGAAGAAGGCATTTGAGTTGCTGGAGACACAGCCAGGTGCTGAGTTCGGTCGTGGTTCATGGTGGCAGGCATTCAACTCTGTGACCTACTTAACTGACCACGTTGCTGGTCGTACCGCTGACGGTCGTATGACTTCTGCATGGTATGGTGCAAACGGTGTCAAGAAGAAAAAGGCCGCTGAACTCGCAGTAGAAATGGCGGTGGCAGCATGAGTTATAACAAACTGATAGAGACCACTGAGTGGGATGGACGTGCGAGTAACTACATTTACTACACGTCCGAACGCAACACGCACCTTCACGGTTACCAAACCAAAGAGGGTGCGCCCTTCATCCCGTTTGTGACACGACTGTTTAGTACTAAGGGACGCTCATTTGTTAAAACAAAAGTAGACAAACTGCCCGACTAGAGACCTCTCCGTCTATAAATAATTATAGACTAGAGGAGAGAGTCGAATGCGCACTTTATATACAGCGGCACTTAGTGCCTTGTTGTGCTCTTTGGTCTGGATTGTCGGCACAACAAAGTTACTTGATGAATATATAAAGGTGATAGATCAGAAGAACAATCAAATCTCTCAACTAGAGAGAAAGATTGGTCAAGATCGTAATACAATTATTAGGTATGATATCGGACTAAGGCAATTCTTGTTTGCTTGTACTACGAAACAGGAAATACTCATTGAGAGGAAGCGATACGTCTGTTATCCAATTGAGAAGGCATAACATGATTAATCAGTCATATAATAGAGAAGTTTTCGAAATTTTCGAAGAATTCAAAAAGGCGGACGGTCGAGATAATCGACTTAATGTCTTAAATAGGTACTCAGAAAACTGGGCGTTACGCGATATTCTTCGCGGTTCGTTTGACGAATCTTTGGTGTTTAATCTCCCCAAAGGACGCCCACCTTTCACTCCGAACCAACCCCAATCGGTTCCATCTACCCTTAACAAATTACATAAAAACTTTGGATGGTTTATCCAAGGTGGTGCAGGCGATCGCCTGAATGATTTTAAAAGGGAGAACAAGTTCATTGAACTACTCGAATCCATCCATCCGGAGGATGCAGAGTTGGTCTTGAAGATGGTTGCCAAGAAGGCACCATGTCGTTATATAACCAAAAAACTAGTACAGGAGGCATTTCCAGACTTGATCGTCGAGTGATAACACTCAAACAATTCGACACATTACACTAACATTAAGGAGAAACACCATGTCGAGACAAAAGTTGAACCAACGCAATCGAGGAAAGTATACGAGTAATCGAACGAGAGTGAATAATTATTCAAACTCTGTCCGTTCCGCTTTTCAACAATTTCGATAGGAGGTGACTATCTCTTCAGGTGCGACCGTGAGACTCCTGTCGTAGTGACGTGATCAAATCTTGGTAATGGAAATATAATGCCACAGTATGAGTTTAAAAACAAGGATACCGGAGAAGTCATTGACGTGATTCTCCGGATATCCGAATACGATCAGTGGAAGGCTGATCATCCGGAATACGAACGATATCATAGTGCGTCTTCCGCCCCTAAAGTAGTATCGGGAACTAGAGATGCCCACTCAATTGCGGGTAAGGACTGGTCCGATAAACTAAAAGAAATAAAAGCAACGTCCGGTAAGGACAATACAATTAACGTATAGGGAAGATCATGCTCTTTTCAAAGTGGTTTCAACATGCGAAGGTGAATAAGGTAGATAATGATCCAGATCCACAAGATATTTCGGTTGATAACGCATACAAAACGCGTTGGATCTGGTACCACACAATCCTAGCACTGGAACTGTTGATGACCAACGTTCTTCTCGCGGGTATTCTTACCGCGTTAGTGGTTAAACTATAGGAGAGACCATGCGTTCGCTGTGGGCGAAGTTTGTAGATAAGATAGTGCCCATCGGTAAATCAGACGCAGTCGTTTTTGAAATGAATAGACAGGCAGTATTTGAACAGTTAAAAATCGATGAAGGAGTTGTTTATGAGATTTACCTCGACCATCTCAACTATCCCACGTTCGGTGTTGGGCATCTCATCACGAAAAGTGACGGCGAGTACGGCGCTCCAGTCGGAACGAAAGTTTCCCCAGAAAGGGTTGCACAGGTCTTCGAATCAGATCTCGACATCGCCTTGCGAGAGTGTGGTGTGTTATACGGACACATGTGGTCTTGTTTTCCAGGCGAGGTCAAAGAGATCTTGGTCAACATGATGTTTAACCTTGGTAGACCAAGACTAAGTAAGTTTAAGAAAATGAACGGTCACCTAGAACGTGGTGACTATAAGAATGCGGCAGTTGAAGGTCGCGATTCGAGATGGTATCGTCAAGTAAGCAACCGTGCCGAACGACTTATGACAAGGTTAGAGAATGTCTAAAAATGTAATCTTTCAGTATATGATCACGTCTAAGGAAGTTGACAAACGTGGTGGTATCAAAGGGTGGGACGGTTCTCGTTCCTCTCTCTACGAAGAGGTCGCCAAGATCTCACGCGAGTCGTTCGAGAAGTATGCAGAACGAATCGATGCAACACACATTTACTCCAACAAACGCGTAGCGACCGAAGGTCACGGATGTTCGACATCCTTACTGCACGAGTGCGCACGTGTCTGGTTAGACCCTATTTTTGACCAATACGACAACCTGTTGTTTGCAGATACAGACATCGTGGTCAACACTGACGAAAATATCTTTGATCTCATGGAGTCCGGTGCGGATGTCTATGGTGTCTTAGAATCGGATTTCGTTACTGCCTCCGGCGGTGGTTACAATTCATGGGATGGGCCTGGCGACACCTACGACAACTTCTGTCGTAAGTTCTCCCTACACGACTGCCCAATCGTCCCAGTGATGCCGCCCAATCGTCCCTCTAAGATAACCATCATGAACACGGGTGTGGTCCTATGGACCAAAGAAGCGCGTCTACGTGCACGTGAACTGTTCCTACCTTGGGAAGAATGGTGTTACTCTGGCGACTTCCACATGTCCATCATGAATGATCAACCCTACATCTCCGCGCAGTTGATGAAACACGATTTCGATATCGAAACCATCGACCAGACATGGAATGACTCCCCCCACTATGCATCGGAAGAAGAGTTCTTCCAAAAGGCACGTTTCTGTCACTACACTGGTGGTGAATGGAAAGTAGACATGGTACGCCACTGGAACGATCGTAGATACAATACGCAACGGGAAGGCGACGAAACCAAATTCACTAGAGCATTATTCCCATAGGAGTTTTTTGTGAATAATACCAGCATATTTTTAAAATGAGTGTTGACAAACACTCCTCTCTCATGTATAGTATAGACTTGGAAGTGAGAGAACGGAGATTAGAAATGGAAACACTTTATCGAGTTGAGAACGCCGAACTAGGTATTGCGTCTGAGATACGCAAAACCTTAGAAGGTTCTAAACGAACATATGCCCTGTATATGGTCGATACCGATGCTGACGCGATTGTAATGACTCAGTTAGGTGATAACTATGATCGATTCATCGACAAGGCAGATGAGTTTGCACATGTGAATGCATGGGCAAACTAAATGTACGAAGCGGTAAACCATAAACATGGTCGTCGTGCGGTAGTCGATGAGGCACCAACCGACAAATATGAATATCGTCTAGTGATGTATCAAGACGGTCTATCAGTAGCTGTGAAATTCGGTGAAAATCGCCACGATTTAGAGTGGTACGCCGACAAATTTATACGAGAGGGCAAGGTGGTATGACCAGAGAAATCCAAGTTAAAATCGACGACATCGTCACTCACTATATGTACACAACAGAATATGCGCCTGATTGGGCAAATATGCAGGTCGCACTGTATGATGAGGGATTAAGTCCCAGTGAGGTTTATGTTATTATGCAAAATGTTAGAGAGGAGGGAGTCGCCCCGTGAGGGATAAAGTAATACTTGTTGATTGTGATGGTGTTTTGTTAGACTGGGGATATGCATTCCAACAGTGGATGAAACGACACGGTTATGTGGTAAAGAGTCCAGACGTGTATGACGTAGGTATCATGTATGGTTTGGAACGAAATGAGAAGCAACGACTTTGTCGTATGTTCAACGAGAGTGCAACAGTTAGAAAGATCCCACCACTCCGTGACGCAATCAAGTATGTTCGTAAGTTGCACGAAGATCACGGTTATATATTTCACGCAATCACCTCTTTGAGTAACGACGAATACGCGCAGCATCTGCGCACCAAAAATCTCCAAGAACTCTTTGGTCCAACCGTCTTTGAGAAGTATGTTTATCTCGACACGGGAGCCGACAAAGACGAAAAGTTGGAGTTCTACCGCGACACAGGATGTCTGTGGGTAGAGGACAAGGTAGAGAATGCCGTCGCTGGTGCGAAGGTAGGTCTAGAGTCTGTAGTGATGTCACACGGTTACAATCAGGACAGTGAGTTCCCATTGATGCGTAATTGGAAAGATATATATGACTACGTTTTAGGACATTAAGTTCCCGCTCAAGGTAGCATGTCGGGGGGTCTTTCGACCCCCCTTTTTTTTATAAATAATTAAGTTATTAACTACGGAATATACTCATGAGATTTGTTGGTTACAGTGAATATTATCATGATGCTGGATTCGCGATCATCAATGAAGATGGTACCGTCGAGTTCGCAACTCACGGAGAACGTTACTCCAAAAAGAAAAACGATCCCCACCTACCAGAAGTCCTCTGGGACATGGTCAGAGACGACGATCACCTATCATTCTACGAGGACCAAACCCTCAAGTTTGATATGCGTGGAGGAATCGACACCACAGGAACCACTGCACATCTGAAGAACCGTCCAGAGATGGCCGAAGAAACCTTCAATCGCATGATCATCCCGAACGCGCAACACTTTGATGTAAACCATATGCACCACGAGTCACACTGTGCGGCAGCGTTCTACACGCGCCCTTGGGACTCCGCAGAGGATACCGTTTTGGTATCGATCGATGGTGTCGGTGAGTTACAGACCGCGACCATCATGGACCACAAGTTCAATCTAATCAAAGAGTGGCACTATCCGAAGTCGGTCGGTCTGGTCTACACAGTCGCGACCAAGATACTAGGTCTACGCCCACTCGAAGACGAATACGTCGTCATGGGACTGTCCGCATACCACGAAACCGATGAAACGTCCAACGAACTGACGCAGTGGTTGATCAACTGGTATGATGACCTAGAGGACATCGCACCAGAGATCGCAGAGGGTATTGCAGTTGGTATCGAAACATCACCTCGCGAGATCGCACGTAAGAAGTGGAGAGACGAATTCAAAATAAGGATCAGTGCGTTAGAAGACAAAGTTGTCGCACGTGCGGTTCAAGACTTCGCGGACTATGCAATCATGGGTATAATGCGCGAAGCGTCTAAATACGGTAAGAAGTTGTGTTACTCTGGGGGGTGCGCACAAAACGTCGTAATCAACTCGCGTCTGTTTGAGTTATTCGACGAAGTGCACATTGCAGTATCACCAACGGACGCTGGTTCAGGTCTAGGTACTGCCGCACGTTCATGGGCAAAAGCAACAGGTAAGGATAAACTTATTTGGAGTCCATATGCGGGATATGATATTACCAATCCTATTGATCCCAGTGCTGTCGTTGACCATCTGCTTGAACATAAGTATTGTGGTATTGCTAATGGAAGGGCTGAGTTTGGGCCTCGAGCTCTTGGCAACCGATCTCTTATCGCTGATGTAAGATTCGACGTACAGGACACGGTCAATACGATCAAACGTCGTCAGAAGTATCGTCCATTTGCTCCTGCAATTCTAGAGGAATATGCAGAGGAGTATTTTGATGGTCCGATGAACGAACACATGCAGTTTACTTCGTGGGCGAAGCATGACTATGCACCCGTCACACACGTGGACGGTACTGCACGAGTACAGATTGTGCGCAAGGATTGCGAATCGGTGTTCCGTAAGGTCATCGAGGAGTACTACGACAGGACAGGAGTACCAATGCTCCTGAACACCTCTCTCAACATTCGCGGTCGTCCTATGGTTAATGACGAACTGGACGCCGAGATGTGGGAACAGAAGTATGAGGTGAAGGTGTTCTAGGCACCGAATCCCGACTTCGCTCGGGGTGCCTTCGGGCACCCCATTTTAATAAAAATAAAGGTTGAATATGGGACATCTAAAGGATATAGGTCTTAATTACTTCGAACACTTATACAGAGCATGGACGATTGCGTTTGTGTCGTTTGTGCATGGACTGTTACCATTCGTCTGGGAAGATAAGGCGAAGGAACTGATCAACGGCGACCCAAAAGATTTTAAGGTTAAGTGATGGAAGAAGAATTTATCTGCCCAGATGATCTGGTCTGTATGGACGTAGATACGTGGAATGGAATAGTAGACGAATACAACGTCGCTATGGACATGACAGATGTTTCTAGAACAAGTGATGTGCAGGCAATCGTAGATCTTTCGTGGGAGTTGTTATTTCTTCATCCGTGGGAGTTGATCTACATCGGTCTGCC